ATCGCCGCCAAGGCATCGCCCATTGCCCTGGCTCTATCGGACCCCTCGTGAAACCGCAGCCACGCCCTGAAATGACGTGACTGCTGCACCCTCATACGCGCCTGGCGCTCAAGTGGGGTCATCGCGGCGACCATCACCAAGCCGTTGCTCTATCGCCTTGCGGACCCATACCGTCACCGGCACGTCCTGGCTCTGAGCTTCCTCCTTAACCGCCTTGAACACATCGGGGCGCATTGACACGCTGAGGATTTTGCGCTCGTTAGTCATCGGTTGCTCCTGAGCCGTGCATTGATCGCTTCCCAAAGCAAGGAATTGACTTCATCGCAGATGCGGCGACCACTGGCCTTAGCCACCAGCTCTAGCGCCTGCATCAGATCTTCATCCTTGACGCCACGCGGACGACGCTCCGCCAGCTTCTGAGTCTTGGCAGCTCGGTAACGCAAGCCTTCTCGTAACGCATCAGCCCACGGGTGCTCTGGCTCTGGCGGACACTCGGCAGGAGCCAGCCCTTTGATGTGCTCTTGCAGCGCAGTGGGCTGGTTGCGCAGCGGCAGGGCGTAGCCAATAAGGTCCTCACCGTTTCGCGCCGGTTTGCGAATGGCAGCGCGAATCGGCATATCGCTTGGCACGCTGTCCCACCAGTCCTCGTCGTCAGGACCATAGACCTGAACAAAGAGCCAACCAGGAGCAGGGCAGTTGAGCACTGCGACCTTGCCGCCAACCTTGTAGGTCTTGCCGTCAACGCGGCATGTGGTTAGCGGACGGCTAAACCAGCGTGTCGGCACGCCTTCGATGGACTTGGGCTGTGTGGCGGTCATAGGGCGAGAGTGTGAAGTCGTTCTCGTTTGATTTGCTTGGCTTGCGTAGCGGTAGGACGCTGGAAGACCCAGAGATAGCTGTGGGGCTTCCTGGCGTGATGCTGAACGTTCCATCGGTTGTTAGAGGTTCGTGAAGTGGCAATGAGGATGAATAGATCGCGGGGATAGAGACCAAGTTCCATGGCGTCGTGGCATAGCTCCAAATGACACCATCGCTGCATCCCTGACTGCACCTGGTCTTTGCATTTGACCCAGACCTGACCGCCGTTTGGCTTGACGATCCGGATGGCCTCTTTCATCCCAGGGATGTAGAGCTGCTCGCGGAGGTCGCGCCAGAGCATTCCTTTGGTGGTGGCTCGGTTTTGATAACGGCTGTCGGTTTGGTGGTTGCCAGGGCTGTGGATATACGGAGGGTCCAGCACGGCGATGTCAAAGGTGGCATCGCCGTAGGGCAGGTTTGTGAAGTCGTGGGGCCGCTTGGGAACGGTCACACGGTCACTGCCAAACACGCGCAGGTCATCGCGTTTGCGCCAGAACACGCCTTTTCCGTAGGTGAGGTCGGCAATCTTGGGATTGTCAGCTGCGTAGAGCTGAGCGACCTCTGCGATGAGGTCAGCATTGTTGCCTTCAACTACGGCTTGAGAAGGCATAGCAATCACGCGTGAATGCTTGGAGTGGGCGTCAGGGGTGCGCACCTGAAAGACCCAGCCACAGTGCCTGCTTGGTACTGGTTGAAAGTTTTTAGTATGTTATTGACAGAGTGTTGGCGCCTGGTGCGCAAGCCTGAGTATTTGGACTGGTTATTTGCCAGCCATTTGCGGTACTGAAAAACAGGACAAGTTACGGCCAAATCGGACCCGTATGAAAGACGGTGCATAAAGTCGTCGATTACCGACTGTTGCACGCCGCTTCTTTTTAGCAAGTAATAAACAAAAGAAAAGTCGGTGCGCGAGATCAGCTTGTAATCTTTGTTGCATCGCTTGCCTTGTCCGTCAGCCTCTTCGATCAAAATGCTGTCGCTTTCAAAAGCTTCGACGTACTCTTCGTTGCTGACGGGCTTAATAGAAGACCAGGTTCCAGTGGGATCTAAGTTGTATCCGATAATGGCCAAAAGAAGTGGCGCCAGGCTGGCACCGCCGTGAATGCCGCGCGTGGTCAAATGATCTGACGCACTGCGAGACGCGCCTTGATCTATGGCTTGCATAATGTCTGCGCTTGCATTGTCGCAAACAATAAAAACTTGAGACTTTCCCGAATTAGCTACAGCTTGAAGCCTGTTTTGCCCGTCCAGTAGCCGCCCGCTATGCTCTTCAAAAATTAAAGGCACGGGGATAAACCGCCATCTGCCGTTTTTCATGGCATTGGCATACTGCACAATTTTGGCGGTTTTGAATTTTCGGTTGCCGTGATTGTGCTTGGCCAAAATGTCCTTGGCTTCGTCGGGAGTGATTGTTCGAGCGTAAAAATGATAGTTTTTCATGAAGAAGTGCTAGATAAATTTGTGAATGATGTTTGCAAGATTGTCTGCATTTACGGGGCAATGGCCCGTAAAACTTGCTCGTGATTGCTCACGTCTTGAGCGCAAACAATCAGCAAATGGTCAAGCTCTTTTTCGCAAGAAACCCGATCGGCAATGTAATCGCGCATTCTTTGCTGTTCTCTAATTGATTTCTCAATGGAGCAACCAATGTCTTTTTCGGCAAACAAACAAAGCAGTTTCCAGTCAGTGTCGCCAAAAGCCTCATAAAGGTTTTTTAAATCAGCTTGCCAAATGTTTGATCTTTCACGTGTTGTGGCTTTGCAATTAACGTAGACCGTTCTGGCTCCAAACCTAAAAACAAGATCTATGTCACGCTCTCGGCCATTTCCGAGTCCAACTTGGGCATCAGTGCCAACAAGGTACTGAGGAAACAACAACTTTCCATAACAATATTCGGCAAGTTTTTCAAAATCGTAACCGTCACAGGAAACGCCTGACTGCCTTGCTGATACCATGCCGTAATAAGTAGCTGTAAACTGCTCGGGGTCGGTGAGGTCTGGCTGCCAGATCAAGGGATAGCCAAGGTCTGCTCGCTTTTTAGATGTTGTAAACACAGAAGATCTGCGATCGGCTGTAAGAAGGCGAGCCTTTTGAAACGCAGCATGAAGCTCTTTGGCTGCCAATCCAAAACCAGTAGGTCGGGTGAACTCGTCAGCAATGTTTACTCTGTTAGTTTTTTGAGTTGAAGTCATTTTCTTAGGCTTTTTATTTCTAGCCATATGAGCTGCAAACTTTTTATCGTCTATTTTTGGTGCTGGCATTATTTTACCCTCGCTGCTAAATCTTTATCGGCTTTACCCCAAGTACCGGAAGACTTAGTTACAAATGAATTTACTCTTGCAAGACCCCATTGCTGGGGTGTGGTTCCAGGTCTATGACCAGTCCGCCAAGCCGCTACACCTCTATTGTATACTTTACGTAGTACACCAAGTGGCATACCAGATTTTTCTGCTTTCTTTTTTAATGCTGAAGAAGCATCTTCTGAGATGTAGCCTTTAAAAGTAATCATTTTGTTGCCTTATTTTTTGCTTTAGTGTCTCTTGTTCTAGCTCTATCCATCATTCGATCGTGTTTCATTTTATCCATTTTCTTTTCACGATCAATTCTGGTTTTGGCCATATCGACATGTTTATCTTGTTCACCAAACATTTGCTTAAATTTTAAAGTATGTTTAGAAGGTTTAGTTTTGGTTGTCTTATCACCAGCCGCTGGTTTATATGCTGCAGGATTATCATCATCCATCTTAGACTGTTTCTTAAATTGACGGTCTCTTGAAATCTTTTGCGCTTTTGATAAACCAGCATGGTATGCTTTTGGTTGAGTACCTTTACGATCTTTAATATCTGGATCTTGAGGTGAGCCTTTTTTACGCTCTTCTTCTTTTACTTCACCAGGAGTAATTTTCTTAGCCTTTTTAGTTGATTCAGGTGTACCCCAATCTGGCTTATCTTTGTACATACTTTTTTCAATCAGTTCAACATCATCAATCCATTTACGGACTGTTTTTGTATCACATTCAATAATAACATAATTAGCGCCAATCACACTAATAGTTCCAACCTCATCAGACTCTTTAATAATAACTTTATCACCTGCTGAGAATAGGTCTCCAGATACAAACTGTTCTCTGGTTTCTGAAACTGTCTCTAATTGAATATGATTTTTAAATTCTTTTTGTTCTTTGAGGCCCATGCCTTTACGAACATCATTAAACATTTTCTTAGCATCAGCGTTTGAAACAGTCTTTGGTAAACCTTGACTAAATGAAGTAAAGTCATTTTCTTGAGCAAACCCACGCATTTTAGATGCTGACATACCTTCAACACCTTCTGCATCTGGATCTCTATCACCAGCTGAAACTACATTAATATTCTTAAAATTATAGAATCCATGCCTACCTTCTTTACCATTATATTTCTTAAGTAAAGCAGAGAACTCATTGATTCTATCGGATCCAACAACCATTACTAAGTTTTTGAATCCTTCATTGTACATAACACTAGCAGCTTCCATAGCATTACGTACATTTTTATTTAACATAATAGAACGAGCATGCCGTGGGAACATTTTTCTCACAGCTTTAATTTTATCTTGGTATGATAGTGGATTTTTCTTAGGATCTGTCGACTGTGACAAGAATACTCTATAAGGATTCTTACTAGCCTTTTTAGAAAGCGCGTCAAGCAACTTACCATGACCAATAGTAGGTGGATTCATTCTACCAAATGTAAAATAAATCGTCTTTTCTTCTTCAACTAAGAATTGCTTGAATGAGCTATACATTAACTTCTCTTCTTCATTAACTCTGCTTTACGAACTTGTGGTAGCATCTTTTTAACAAGCCTATCAATACGAGGCTTCATTTTATCGAGACGCTTTTCAAGTTCTTGTCTACGAGCATAAGTTAAGTCTGACTTCGGAATATCCTTAGTCAGTTTTTTCAAAATCATTTCACGTGCTTTTTTACGAGCTCTTTTTTCAAGCTTTTCTTTTGATGCAATTCTTTTTGCTGCTCTTTGGCGACCAAGCTTTAATCTAGACTTATACTTCTTCATCATTCTAGAACGAGCTAAACGCTGAGGAACAGTGAGAGCCTCATCTGCTACTTCTTCAGAAGTATCATCACCAGTCCTTTTACGACGGTGAGCTTGATACTTTACTTCTACTGGTTCGCCTGGTCGTAGATCTACAACCATAAAATCTTTAAAATCTAACATTACTTCCTCGTTGGCTTGTCCCATCCCTTTAATATATCTTTGCTAAAGTTGTTGTATGAGAACTCAAGTCTATCAACAATCTTAACAGCATCACCACCAAGTCTATCAATTGCTACATAACCTTCGTGACCTGTCGTCTTAAAACCATCCTTAGTTTTTACAAAAGTGTCAACATTTTTTATTTTATTAAGTATATTTATAAGTTTTAATTTTGCTAAAACTAATACTTTTTGCAATTCAAACATCATTTCTAAACTTTTTTTATTCTTTTCTGAAAAGAAATCCAGGATTGTATTCAATTTTGCTTGTTGTGCGGTCTTACCTTTTTCGGTTTTACGTGCATCTATTTCTTTTTGGTATCTTTTTTTGATCCATGAAACAAGGCCAGATACATGTCGTCTTGTATCTCCAATGACTGTGCCTGCTCGGACAAAGGTGTTTCCATAGGTTTCAATGAGCTTCTGTAGCTCTTCCTGTTGTTCAAGTTGTCTAAGTGTTGTTCCTGAGATTTTGTTAAAGATTTTACCAGCTTGCGATAGATATTCATTGACTTCCTCTGTATCACGTTTACTCATGGTTAATTTAGTCATGTCTCTTAACATTGCGTCTTGAGACCAGACGGCTTTTGATTTCTTAAACTTACTTACGTCTACACCATAAGAAGCTCTCATTGATTGGAAATCATTTCCTTTATACGTTGTGTGCCAGACGATTCCAATCCGACTTTGTTGAATATCACGAGCAGCATTAGTCCCAGCAGGCACAGCGTAAACAATGGTATTAGGATGGAACGTAACATATTTCTGTCCTTTTATATTTTTAGTTTTCAGATCACCGGGTCCATATAAGAAGTCACCTTGCACGACACCTTTGATACCCAAGGCAGGGAGCTCTGACAAAGCAACCTTGAGCTTGTCAGCAAGATCACCACTTGTATCATCGTCAATGTCAGCAGGAGTCTTATAGACCTTGGGATTCTTGTTAAAAATACCTTTTTTGGCAACAAAGAAACGTCCGTCATTAGGATCAATGCCTGCAAAAATAGCAGGAGCGCCATCCCATTTAACACTAACAGAACCATCTTTTACTCCGCCTAACATATCTCTTAAATCTCGTAACGCAAAGATAGCTTCACGTGTTCCTTTTACACCACCATAGATGACTTTATCCTCGATATGAGTCATGTGAGTGTTTTTCTGTTCACGTAGAGTAGTTTTAAAACTTTGCATTTTTTTTCCGATTCTTATCCTAATTTATAATCGTATCTTACCATATTTCTTTTCAATTGTAAACCACTTTTTTTAATTTGCTTCTACTTTTACGTAGACAGATGAGTCACCAGTTTTAGATCCAGCTGTATTGATCAGATAACTAACAAACGCGTCAGCTTTTCTTTTTGGTGATTTGTCTAAAGCAAATATAATTTCAGTAGCACCTAGGTTAGCATGCAATCTATCAGGAGCAGCAGTTTTCATTTCTGCCCAAAAGTCATCCCAAGTAATATCGTTATGGATTCTTTTTACTTTATTATAAAGATTTTTAGCTAGGCGTTCGTTTCTTCCACCTGAAAGAAGTTTAGCCATGCTTTTTAATTCGTTGTTGGTTGGAAGCTTTACACCAAGATATTGTTCTGCTGCATATATGATTGCACCATATCCAGCTCTACCACCTCTGGCACCTTTGCCTTGTATCTCAACGTTCAATGCACCCATTGCTGTAGGTGCTCTAACATCCATACGACGAGATGAGTCAAAGTAAATGTAACCACCTTTAAATGACCAGAACGTAGAACCAGATCTATCAGACTTTAGTATAGACCGAGTATATTTGTGCTCAGCCATTTTAGAAGCCTCTAGATTGTACTCTGAGTGCTTTGCTTTCTTTGTTAGCTTGTTAATCTGTTTCAAAGAAATACCAACAATGGTTCTCTTATCATAAGCATCTTTTAGAGAAGCATTTAAGCTTGCAACAGAAGAGGAATCCAGAGTTGCGGAAATATTAGTACCTTTTTTCACAGCCCATATATCACCAGGATTCCACTTATCATCATTCATCATAGGTTTACCATCATTCTTAAATGCCATTTTCTTCATAGCATAGATAGCATTCATAGTTCTTGAACCACGATGGAAAACATGAGAGCTATTGACAAATCCTTTTTCAATAAGATGTTTACCTGTCACATAAGCTGATATGTGCCACTCAGCTTCAGAGCTCATCATTTCTTTATAATTTTTGTCAGTATCGATTACCTTAGCATATTTCTGTAAAACTTCTGGTGTAAAGTGAGAAAACTCTTTATTCTTACCTTCACCAAACAAAGCAGCCAGATATAGACATTGTAGTGCTTCACCTTTTGCGGTGTTACCAGTTGCACCTGCACCTTGCCCTTTACCACCAAATAATGGTGACTTGCCGATTTGATTAGATAGTATAGTTTGATTGTTTTTTAGAGTAAGAATAAATGTAGCATCTTTGCTGGCCATAAAATTACGCACAGCTTCAATGTTTTCTTTACTATTAGCGATTTCTAAGCTTTTACCTTTTACGTCAGGTACAGGATCATTACCCTTAATAGCAGAAATTAAAGCTTCTGGCCTCTTATTGCCATACTTCATCCACTCACTACGAGTCATCTTAGAAAACATAGTACTTCCTCTTGAAATATTCTTTACTATTTATAAGAAAAAAATAAGGCGCCGAAGCGCCTTAGTTGAGGGAAGTAAGGAAAGTAATGTTAAATCCGACGGTAGATGTAAGCATCTACATATTCCGCAAAAGGAAGTGGTAAAGAATGAAGATAGTTTCGATTGCCACGACGACGTGGACCACGGCCTTGAAGTTTTACATAATAACGATAGTCATATCCAAACTTTTTCAAATCTTTGTTTAAGTTTGTAACCATCTTACGGATTTGTTTTAACTCCATTTGATCTTGTTCATCAAAGTTAAATGTTCCGATATAAGCATCAGTGCGTGGTTTGCTTGTATCAATCTTCATGTCTTTTCCTCCATTTGATATAACTATCTTACCATAAAAAAAGAGGGATGTAAACCCCTCTTTTGCATTTTATTTAATTTTTTTTTAATAAAGCCCCTTAAAATTCAGCGACCATATCTTGTGTGGCTGAAAGCTCAGGATCAGAAACCAATCCGTAGTCTGCCAACGGACCATCAGGTCCTGCAATTTCGTCTGATACGAAGAACTCAATGTACTCTTTTAACCCCGGAACTTGATCTAAATGTGCGTGCTTAACGTAGAATTGAAGTGGACGTGAAACTGGATACTCGCCACTCGCAATGCTTTCTGTCGATGGCATCACACCATTGATCTTTGCAGCGTAGATTGAGTCCGTGTTG